CACAGCAGACTTCGCTGAAGAATTCTATAACGAAATCAGCGATGTTCCCTCTGCCCTTGTCATCGACTGGGAGGCAACTTACGATAGTTCTCTCCGCTACGATTACACCGCCTGTGAGTCAGGATACCGTACCGTTCACATGTTCAGCGACTACTGAGTGACAGTTAAGGGGGTGGCACACGCTGCCCCCCAGCATCGACCCCTGACCCTGTAGACTAATCAAGTCAACCACGAAACGAACCATGTTCACCATCGACTCTAAGTTCAGCGACTGCGCCCGTACCGTCTACGCCAACCCCTTCACGGGCACCGTTAAGGTCCGCTTTCGTGGTGGCAGCAAGCAGTATCGGTTCACTGGCGTTAGCCGCCGTGCCATCCTGTCTGCCGTTGTCATCGCCCCCCTGAGCGTGGGACAGTGGGTGAACCGTCACTGCTGGGCACAGTGAGGGCGCTGCCCCCTGTAGACTAACAGCATACCAAACGACCCGACCATGGCAAACACCATTCGCCTCGCCCTCATCGCTGGTCTGCTGCTGATGTTCTCCCAGACCGCTGGCGCCATCCTGCAGACCGCCCAGACCCTTGACGCTGTGACAGCTGAGAAGGTGGCACAGATGAACGCTCTCGCCGCCGACTGACCCTGTAGACTAATCACATACCAAACAACCCAAACGACCATGGCACTCGACTACAACGGTTGGACCAACTACGAAACCTGGAACGTCGCTCTCTGGATTCAGAACGATCAGTTCCTCTACAACACCGCCAAGGCATGTGTAGAGTACTGTGGCGACAATGAGACCCCGTTTGAGAAGTTCGTGCGCTGCATGACTGAGGGTATGATCGGTCGCCACATCGGGCAGACCCCTGACGGTGTGAAGTGGGACAGCGCCTGCATCAACGACCGCCAGATCGGTGAGATGATGGCCGACCTCTGAACTGGCACAGAGGGGGGCAGGGATGCCCCCCTGACCCTGTAGACTAACAGCATACCAAACGAACCGAGACCATGACCCTGACCGAAGCGAACACCATCTGGACTGCCTGCTACGGCGACGACCTGAACAGCGACGGATGGCAGCGTTACACCAGCGCCCAGCGCCTGCAGGCAATCGAGACCCGCGATGCCCATGCCAACGGTGGACAGTGGGGCGTCTGGAACATCAGCGACCGTGACTGAGGCGCCCTGCCTGTAGACTGACATCAGTTCAACCGACACCGAACCATGATTCTCGCCCAAGCATCCCGCCTCTCTGACCGTGCCCACGTATGGGTCGCCCGTAAAAACGACGACTCATCCTTCACCCGCATCACGCCCCCCTCTGGTCACCCCGCCACCATCTGGGCGGCGCAGTTCGCTGAGGTGCATCACGATGAGGCAATCGCCGCCCTCCCCACCTTCGAAGACTGAGGGGCATCCCCCCTCTGCTACAATACCACCGAACGACAGACCCCCATCATGGCACTGCACAACCAGCACAAGGCAATCGGCAATCTCGGAGCAGGCGCCGATGGCGTCAAGGCATCGATGGCGTGTAACTCAGCAGGCGGCAGCGGGCGGGGCATGACCCTGACCCCCGTGACTGGGCTGGGCGCTCGCATGGTGTCGGACCTGCCCCGTGTGATGATGACCTACCGTGAGCAGGTCGCCGCCGACCGTCGCGCTGCTGCATTCGAGCGTCGTGCCCGTCGTGCCCGTGGCGCAGCAGATGAACGCCTCGCCTGCAACTACTGAGGGGGGCGACCCCTCAGGGGGCAGTGGGACAGTAATCGTATAACGATAACGTGATGGCGGCGCGGCCGAGCGAAAAGTCATAGATACTATTAACCTACAAAACTTTGAAAGCGACCGAGTGATTTCACGCTCATAAAAAAAATTTTTCCCAAATAAAAATGACTCAAAAACCTCTACCAACTCGAACGACCAAAAGAGAAGAGTTTTCGTATATCTACATAGTATTACGAGAACTTTGGAGTATGGCGTGGAACAAATAGACCATGTTATAATAGACTACGATAGCCTCGCCATATATGCCATGAGTGACTTCGGAAGGCAAGTGAAGCTTCAGTTTCCAGACCAGCAAACATTAACGCAAGGTATTCAGAAGTGCTGTAATTGGCTTCCTACGGAAAGAATACTAAGACTCTGAAAAATTTACAAAAACTTGCTATATAAAAAATAATTATCAATTATGAACAATGACTACAACATACGAATCAACTATTGAGTACAACGAAGATTTTGGCGAATACTTTCTCACAATCCCTGAAGAGATAACAGAAAGGCTTGCCTTAGAGGAAGGTGATGTGCTAGAATGGCATCTTAATAAAGACGGCACTGTTTTTCTAGAGCGTGTCGATGACTATACTGCTGAATGATATGGACAAAGTAAATTTTTCAATTATAGACAAAGAAGGTAAAGTTAAAGAAGACTTAACCTTCAATGACTTCGATACTTTGGCAGACCACATGATGGATGTAGCCACAAAATGGTACGAAGGATTGTATGACCCAGACGAGAGTTTTGAAATTAAGACTTTCGACGAGAATGACAATCTAGTATCGTTAGAATCTAAAAAATTTGGAGAGGATATTACAGATGAGTTCAATGCCGAAGAATTCGACCTCAACCTTCCAGATTTACCAGACCTCGGAAGCATACTTGAAGGACTTGGAACAAAGAGTGAAAAGTCTCGAAAAAGCGGTAAAGGATTTGGCAAATCCAATTCTTAGTAGAATCGAAAGGTTAGAGCAGAAACAATCTGAGCAGTTTGTATTATATTACAAACCACCGAAGCATGAAGATTATCAGAAAATCAATGAGGTTTTAGATAATCTTCATCTTCGTCTAAATAAATTAGAAGAACTAGAATAAATGCCGCTTTTAGTTGGTCCGACAACTCCAGATAGTCCAAGTGTTAATGGTCCTTGCTTGTTTCCTGCGAAGCCTGTGACTTCTCCATATACGTCACCTAACTTGTATATCAATAAACAGCAAGCAAAATTCATTCATGAAGTCATTCCGCCCGATGATGTATCTGGCGTTCCAAACAATCCCTTAATTCCATGTGTGCCACCACTCACACCTGCATTAAGATTTGTTGTCACCACTAGAAATAGTACGGTATTTTTTAACAAACTGAGGCCAGCAGTGCAAGGCGATGCTACTGAACTGACCTCGGTTCCTGGAACTAAGCGAATATTCGTCGCACCTTTCCAGCATCCGAACTTGCAGATTGCAAATAAGGGCAAATAGTGGTATAATATCAGAGTCTTACGAGGTAATTCATGGCAAAAGCAAAGGTTGGTCTAGTAAAAACGGGTTATGTTCCTGGCAAACCGAAAACCACTCGTCAAGGGCGAAGCAAAAATACGCATTTGGGAGCGTCTTCTCGGAATGGTAGGAAGAAGCGTTATCGTGGTCAAGGAAGTTAATTGAAATTTGAGTACTCAACGCCATTTTTTGGCGTTTTTTTATGGAGAAAACCAAATATTTGTGAGAATTCTCGGTAATTTCGGGATAGCAACCCCGTAAAAAGTTCTGTTTTACACCTTTTTGGAGAAAAACAGATGGCAAAATACCAAGTAGATAGAGATTCTTCGTTTATGAGAGAAAATTGGGGCACTACTAAGCTTGTTACTGACTATGGAGCGGTGACTCCGACAAATACTAAGAAGAAAAACGAGCCGCCTACAAATAGATTGTCTCGACAGTGTGGTGGAGCAGGTGGATTTGATGATTATGTGGAGTGGTGGGCATGATATTCTGACGTAGGGGGCATAAATAACAGTATAAATAGAGTGTTTTATGCCCCAATTTAAGCAATTTAAAGACTTAAGCATAACATTTGACAAGCATCCTCAGACTGGAGACCTCTTAGTAGTCAAAAATGAGAATGCAATTAAGATGTCCATTCAAAATTTAATAGTCACCATGAAAGGTGAGAGGTTTTTCAATAGTAGTTTTGGCACTTCTGTATCTGCACTGCTGTTTGAAAACATGGATTTTGGTATTGCTGGTCAATTGCAAAATGAAATTAGCCTTGCGATTGCAAAATATGAACCAAGAGTTAATTTAACAAACGTAACTGTTCTTCCAAATTATGATAACAATGGTTATGACGTAGAAGTTGAATTTGAAATCAAGGGCATCGATATCATTCCAACAAACATGGAATTCTTTTTAGAGAGAACTAGATAACATGCCATACGCACAACTCAACAATTTAGACTTCCAGCAGATAAAGCAGACTCTCAAAGATTATCTGAAAGCAAATAGTGCGAATGGTGACCTGTTAGATTATGATTATGAAGGTTCGGTAATCAATAATCTACTAGATCTTCTGGCGTATAATACTTATTATACGGCATTCAATACAAACATGGTGGCGAATGAGATATTCTTAGAATCCGCCACACTGAGAGACAATGTTGTATCATTGGCAAAGCAGCTAGGATATAGACCAAGATCAATAACCTCTCCGTCAACTACAATCGATTTTAACGTTGTATTCGAAGGAACAGCGCCATCTTCTGCTATTCTAAGAGCAGGTTCGGCGTTTACAACAATTTTTGATGACAGTGCATACCAATACAGCGTTATTGATGATGTAAGAACATCTGTAACAAATGGTGTTGCAGAATTTAGAAATGTTTTGATAAAAGAAGGCACATATGTTACGACAAGCTTCACAGTCAATGAGTCGTCAACATCACAAAGATTTATTTTGAGGAATCAGGGTATTGATACTTCGACTATTCGAGTTAGAGTTTACTCAAGTCAAAACAATACTTCCTACACTCTTTATCAAACGGCAGATAATATTCTGAATTTATCAGCAACATCATTAGTTTACTTCATCAGTGAAATAGAAGACAAGCAATACGAATTGATTTTTGGTGATGGAGTTTTTGGTAGAAAACTAGAGAATAACGAGTTTGTTGAAATTACATATCTAACAACTACTGGTCCAGCATCGAATGGAGCCAATTCCTTTGTCTTCAACGGTATTCTCGAAGATGAATCAGGAAATATCTTCACTACAGAGGTATCCATCGTTGGTGTGCCAGAAAACACAAGTGGTGGTGAAGAGATTGAATCCATCAACAAAATAAAGAAGAATGCTCCTAAGGTTTACAGTGCTCAGGAAAGAGCGGTAACAAAGGAAGACTATGCAGCACTAATTAGAAAAATATACCCAGCAACCTCTGATGTCTATGTTTATGGTGGCGAAGATGAAATGCCGCCAGAATATGGAACGGTGAAGATTGTAGTGAAGCCAAGAAACGCAGAATCTCTGACACCTAGCACAAAGAGACAGATTTTAGAAAATCTCAAAAAATACTCGGTAGCTTCAGTGAGACCTTTTATTGTTGACCCATCAATTCTGTATATTGAGTTGACTAGCAATATTTTTTACAATTCTTCATCCACAACAAAAACTTCTGAAGTTATTCGTTCATTGGTTATCGAAGTTTTAGAAAATTACCTTGCAGTTTCAGAAACTGAAAAATTCAACGGAAAATTTAGATACAGTAAGGTAGTTGGTTCTATTGATAATGCAGATGCATCAATCACTAGTAATCTAACTCAAGTGAGGTTGAGAAAGGATTTTTACCCAATCGTAAATACTCCGTCGTATTATGAAATTTGTTTCCAGAATCGTCTAGATGTTGAATGCGATACATCAACTGTTTACAGTACAGGTTTTGTGACCAGAGAATATCCAAACGATACTGTGTATCTGGAAGATAGGGATGGCGTGATGGTAATATATAAACTAGACTCTCAAACTAAGCAAAAAGTTGTATTGAATCCAGATGTTGGTTATGTAGACTATAGCAAAGGAGAAATTAAACTATTCAACCTTACAATTATTAAAGGTTCATATTCGACCAATAAAATTGAAATTAGAGTCATTCCAAGAGAAAATGATATTCTCGCAAAAAGAGAATGTTATTTAGATGTTGATATTTCTAAGAGCACTTTTACAGTAAGACCAGAGTAGATAAATGAGCCAAGATAAAAAACTCTCTTTATTAGTAGATTCACAGCTTCCGAATTTCATTTCGGATGAATATGAGAATTTTGCTAAATTTATAGAAAAATATTATCAATATCTAGAGTCTACTGGTCAATCATTAGACATTATCAATAATATTACAAAATATTATGATATTGATTTTTACGATGATAAGAATACAATATCATCGACAAATTTAACAAGTGCTGCATCTAATTCAGCAACGACTATTAATGTTGCGTCTACTGTAGGATTTCCCAGAAAAGACGGATATATTCAAATAGGAACAGAAGTAGTCTTCTACAAAGAAAAGACTCCTACAAGTTTCACTGGTTGCTACAGGAACGTAAGAGCAACAACAAAATTAGGTGACTTATATCGTATTAATGATTTCAACGCAGTTGACAATAATTCTGTAGGCACGGGTAGTTCACATTCTAGTGGAGAAATTGTAACAAATCTAAGTACCTTATTTTTAGATGCTTTCATCAAAAATTTTGAAAACGAGTACCTAGCTGGTTTCCCCGAGAGCAATTTAAAAGAAGCAGCATCAAAAAATCTTCTGATTAGAAATATTAGTAAATTTTATCAATCAAAAGGTTCTGAATATTCTTTCCAGTTTTTATTCAATAGCGCAGTAAAAACTGAAGATGTTAATGATATTCCAACTATTCACTATCCTAGAGATAATACCATCAAGTTATCTGGTGGAGAATGGGCAAATAAGTATGTTTTACAAGTTTCTGTTCTATCTGGAGACATTACCAATCTAGTAGGACAGAAAATCGAAGAAACTAGTGACAATAACTACGCAACATCTATCGTAGATACAGTATATCATGCTGGACTACAGAATGGCGTAGATATCTATGAACTAACTTTATCGGATTCTACAATTGTTGGACAATTCTCACTTTCTTCAAAAACAACACTAACCACATCACTTCCTTCTTCATATGGAGAAGGGGAAAAGATTAATGTGTTCTCCACATTTGGTTTTTCTGGCCAAGAGATTTTAGTAGGTAACGAAAAAATTACAATTAGTGATAAAAATGTCAACCAATTTGTAATCCTTCAAAGAACTTCTAATATCACTCATCTTCCTGGAGAATTTGTTTTCTCCAAACCAGTTCTTACTGGATATTACGAAGATGCTAATGGAAACATTCAGCAAGTATCAATGGTTACATTAGGATACTTGTATAATGTCGATGTTTCTAATTCTGTTCCATATCTAAAAGTTGGTGATAGACTAAATGTTGATAATGCTGGAGCAATTATTCCATTTTCTCTGCCATATCTAAATTTTGTCAACGAAAATAACACAAATCCAAGTGTTTCTGGCAATTCTCAATTATTAGATGATGTAAATGCCAATATTTCTGCAATTTACGAAGATTCTCAATATTATTATGTTGCTTCATCTGGTTTTCCTTCACATACAGTAGGACCATTTACATTATCTTCCCCACAAGACCAAAAGCTGCTCAGATTAATCAGAAAAACTCCACTAACAACAGCAGACATTTACAAAACTCCAAATTCAGAAGTTGGGATGTTTGTAAATGGAGTAAGAGCATATTCATACAAAGATTCCGAAAAGATTGTATATGGAAATGTAGAATCGATATCTGTAACAAATCCTGGAACATCATACCTAGCTCCACCATTCGTTCTAGTCGAAGGAAATGCAACTGCCAGAGCTATTATGTCTGGTCAGTACCTAGATTCAATTGAAATTACTGATGCTGGGTCAGATTACACCACTGACCCAACGGTTACTATAACATCTGGTAGAAATGCCGTCATTACCGCTACCGTAACCGCTGATAGAGTCACTAGATTGAATATTGTCGATCCAGGTGAGTATTATTCTTCACCACCAACCGTTATCATTAAAGATTCTTCAGGTAGAGGTAGATACGCAGAATATACAGCAAACGTTTCTGTAGACGGTAAAATTGTTGGGTTCAATAAAATCAACGAGGGAAGATTCTACAACCAAAACACAATTTCTATAGAAATTGTGTCAGTAGGAAGAGAAGCAGAAGCTGTTGCCAAGGTCAAGAGATGGACTAAGAACAGATACACAAAACTATTATCTTCTCTTGATTCTGATTATGGGTATTATTTTGACAATATTGATACTTCTCTGGGATATGGATATGGATACTTAGCAAATCCAAAGCAACTCAGAGTATCTCTACAAGATAACTTAAATTCTAACTTTACTGTACCTGGAACTCTAGTTCACTCAAAAATTCTCGGATATGCCTACGACGGTAATCCAATTTACGGTCCATATGGATATTCCAATCCATTAAACGCAAGTTCTTCTATTACCAGAATGACTAGCAGCTACTCATTGAAGAGTAGCAGACCAGGAGGACCATCGCAAACCTTAGGAACCTTTATTGAAGATTATCAGTATGTACACAAATCAGGAACACTGGATGAGAACAACGGAAGGTACTGTATTACTCCAGAATATCCAAATGGCGTGTATGCATACTTTATCTCTATAGATGCTTCAAATAATCCTGTTTTCCCGTATTTGCTTGGAGAAAATTTCTACAACCTTCCAGTTTCTCTAAATTATGAGAACAATCTAAGTCAAGATGACTTACCAAATAATGTAACTAGATTAAGAACACCAAGTACCCCAAATAATGGTTCTGATTTTTCTGTACTTGTAGATTCTGTAAATCCTGGTCAAATTGACAATGTAGTTGTTGCTTCTTCAACGAACAATTTCTCAGTTGACTCGAAAATCTATTTGAATGACTATTTGGAAGACGATTCCGCATTATTAAAAGTTTCTTCTGTAAAAGGAAAAGCAATAAGCAATATTAAGTCCCAACAGACTAAAATTGTAAAAGTAAGAACTAGTGATAATGTATATTTTTATGATGGCGATACTATCACTCAAGCGACTTCTGGAGCTACTGGAACTGTAATTGGAGATGTCTTTGATTCTAGAGATTTGGTGATTCAGACATCAACAGGAACTTTCACTGACACCAACACTATTAGTTCAAACAGAACTGTAGAAAACATAGTTTTATCACAGCAATCAACATTTTCACGAGGTTCTCAGATTTACTTGACGAACGGTAATCAAGTAGTAATTGAGAGTATATCATCAAATACCTTAAATGTTTCTAGGAATCCATTTAGCAATAACGACCCAATTGTTTTTTCGACCAGTTATTCCAACATTTCGGTAAATTCCATCTATTATGTAAAAAATGCAACTCTAACTTCATTCCAAATTTCGACTACTTCTGGTGGTGCTACTCTTTCGTTGACAAGTTCTACAAGTCCAGGATTAGTAGCATTAAGTGAAAAAGCTAGAGGAACTGTTCTACAATCAACAAATCGCCAAAACATAGTAAAAGTAGAATTGATTCGTGGTGCGTTTACCATAGATGCAAATTATTATATCGCAAGTCCTACTCTATCGAATACTGTTGGTTCTCAAATAACTGATAAAATTTCTCTAAGTAAGAATATTGGATTATTCTCACTCGATAGAAATGTATCCATGGTTACTACTGCAGAAAATCATCAGTTATCACTGAATGATGAAGTTACTATTGATATG